GTCTGACTACCAATGGATCCACGAGCCGATCCTGTATGGCTGGAAGCCTGGCGCCAAGCATCGGTGGTTCGGCGGCCGGAAGAACACGTCCGTGATGGCGCTCGGGGATGGCTCGCCGTTTACCCAGCTCGAGGACGGGCGCTGGCAGATTCGGGTCGGGGACTCGATCATGCTGGTCAATGGCAATGCGACGGTCGAGACCCTTGTCCCATCCGTGCTCGAGCACGCTCGGCCGCGCAGCTCTTTCGAGCATCCGACCATGAAGCCGGTCGCGCTGATCGAGCGGATGCTGCAGCATAGCGCTCGGGCCGGGGATCTGATCCTGGACCCGTTCGCCGGCTCTGGCTCGACGCTGATCGCGGCCGATCGTCTGGGGATGAACGCCAGGCTGCTCGAGCTCGATCCGTGTTACGCCGACGTGATCGTTCGGCGCTGGCAGGATCTGACTGGACGTCGTGCCGTGCTCGCGGCGACTGGGAAGGAATTCCCTGCTGAAGCATTGCCGGTGGCTGCATGAGGGGTCCACGGCCGCAACCGATGCTGTTGAAGCTGATCACCGGCAATCCTGGAAAGCGCGCGCTGAACAAGCGCGAGCCGTTGCCGACGACCGGGAACCTGAAGGCGGCTCCGGACTGGTTCGACCAGGACCAACTGTCCGCATGGAACTATGCCGTCGATCACGCGCCGCGCGGCATGCTGAAGAAGATCGACTCGTCTGCCCTGGTGATCTGGGTGGTCGCCGAAAGCCTGCACAGGCAGGCAGCACTGGCCATCGCCAAGTTCGGCATGGTCACGCTCTCGCCGGTGAAGAAGGAACCAATGCAGAATCCGTACCTGGCAATCTTGAACCGCCAGGCTCTCATCATGCTGCGCGCGATCGACACGTTGGGCTTTTCCCCATCGGCGCGCTCTCGAGTAAGTCTGGATCCAGGTGCCGGCGAAACCGAAGGCAAAGGCAAGAGCGCGTTCAGCGAGTTCCGGCGCAACGCCTAAGCGCACGCGGCGCCGCGCGAGGCCGCGCGACCACGTCGACAAGGCCAATGCGTACGTCGCTGGCGTGCTGTCGGGTGCGATCCCTGCCTGCAAATGGGTGCGGATGGCATGCCAGCGCCAGCATGACGACCTGCACCGGCGCCGATTCAAGTACCGATTCGACCGCGATCGTGCGAACCGGGTCTGTCGCTTCATCGAGGGGCTGCCGCACATCAAGGGCGAATGGGCTGGCGACCTGATCGTGCTCGAGCCGTGGCAGTGTTTCATTCTGACCACCGTGTTCGGCTGGATCGATGCGCGCGGTCGACGCCGGTTCAAGACCGCTTACATCGAGGTCCCGCGGAAGAACGCGAAGTCCACGATCACGAGCGGGGTCGGGCTCTACCTGGTATCGGCCGATGGCGAGGCTGGCGCCGAGGTCTATTCGGCAGCGACTACGCGCGAGCAGGCTGGCATCGTCTGGAAGGACGCGCGGGCCATGGCGAACAAGACGCCGGCGCTGCGCGAGGATCTTGGCATTGCGACTACGTCGCGCGCGATCTTCGTTGCGGAGACGGCATCGAGCTTCAAGGCGCTGTCCCGCGACCAGCAGGGCAACCTGGACGGCTTGAATGTTCATGGTGGCCTGCTCGACGAGATTCACGCGATGAAGGACCGCGGCATGTGGGACGTCATCGAGACGGCCACCGGTGCGCGCGCGCAGCCGCTGCTCTGGGCGATCACCACCGCTGGCAGCAACCGCGCTGGGATCTGCTACGAGCAACGCTTGTACGTGCTGCGCCTGCTGCAGAAGATCGCGCGTGATAATGAGTATTTCGGCATCGTCTACACGATCGACGAGGGCGATGCCTGGGACGACGAGGCGGGCTGGATCAAGGCGAACCCGAACTGGGGCGTCTCGGTCCGGCCGGATGACATGCGACGGAAGGCGCGCAAGGCCATGCAGATGGCTGCGGCGCAGAACAACTTCCTGACCAAGCATCTGAACGTCTGGGTGAATGCGGACACCGCCTGGATGAACATGGCGGCCTGGGACAAGTGTGCGGATCCAACGCTCGACATCGAGGACTTCGCCGGCAAGCAATGCATCGCGGCCTGCGATCTGGCGACCAAGACCGACATCGCGCCGGTGGCGAAGGTGTTCGAATACCTGGTCGACGACGTGCGGCACTATGCGGCGTTCGTGCAGTATTTCCTGCCGGAGATCGCGCTTGAGGACGGGCGTAACTCGCAATATTCTGGCTGGGAACGCGAGGGGCGGCTGACCACGACGCCTGGGGACGTGACGGACTTCGGCTTCATCGAGGAGCATTTGCGCGAGACCGCGCAGGTCGTGCAGCTCGACGAGGTCGCGTTCGACCCATGGCAGGCTGCCCAGATCATGCAACGGCTGACTGTCGACGGCATGCCGGTGATCGAGTACCGGCAAACGGTGCAGAATATGTCCGAGCCGATGAAGGAGCTCGAGGCGCTGGTCCTGCAGGGGCGATTCCACTTCGATGGGGACCCAGTGCTGACCTGGATGATCTCCAACGTGGTTGCGCACATCGACGCGAAGGAGAATATCTATCCGCGCAAGGAACGGCCGGAGAACAAGATCGACGGAGCGGTGGCCGTGATTATGGCGCTGGGGCGGTATCTGGTTCGTGATGCTGGGCAGGTGATCGGCGCCGATTACAAGCTGGTGGTGCTATGAACATGCGGGTCTTTAACCTATCCATCGCGCTCGGCTGGGCGATGCTCACGATCGGCGCTTGCCTTGTGAGCCTTGCCGTTGGCCTGATCACTGGAGGCATCACCATGCTGGCGATCGTGGCGGCACTGACCAAGTTCGCCGGCGTGTACGTGCCGCGCGACGGGCAGCAAACAGCCAGGACGGATGGCTGATGTTCCTGCAGAAGATTCGCGCAGGGTCGGATGACCGCTCGGTTTTCGGCGACTTCTGGTTTGGGCCTGTCGGCTCGCCGACGGCGTCCGGGCAGCGTGTCTCTGGCGATCGCGCGTTGCAGCTGCCGGTGGTCTACGCATGCGTGCGCGTGCTCTCGGAATCCTTCGCCGTGCTCCCGCCGTGCGCTTACACCGGCACCGGTCGGAAGCGCAAGCAGATCGAGAAGTTCTGGCTGATCGACCTGCTCAAGCGTCCGAATCAGTTCCAGAACGGGTTCGAATGGCGGGAAATGATGCAGGGCCACCTGGCCATGCGCGGCAACGCTTACAACCAAATCCAGACCGATCGCCGCGGCAACATCACCGCGCTCATGCCGCTGCACCCGGATCGGATATCGATCGAGTTCATCGGCCAGGATGGCGAGTACCGATACATCTACACGGACCGCTTCGGTCGCAAGCAGACGTTCGTGCGTGGCGAGATCTGGCACATCCGCGGGCTTGGCGGGGATGGCGTTCAGGGCTACAGCCCATTGCGCCTGGCCGCCGAGTCGATCGGGCTCGGTCTGGCTGCCCAGGAGTACGGCTCGCGCTTCTTTGCGAACGATGCCAAGCCTGGTGGCGGCTGGATCGAGTATCCAGGCAATTTCAAGGATAAGGCTGCGCGCGAGGAATTCCGCGAGTCCTGGCAAGCGGCGCAGTCCGGCTTCAACCGCGGCAAGGTCGCGGTGCTCGAATACGGGATGAAGTTCAATGAGCTTGGCATGACGAACAAGGAATCCCAGTTCCTTGAGGCGCGCGGCTTCCAGGTGAAGGATATCGCGCGGATCTACCGGGTCCCCCCGCACATGGTCGGCGACCTGGACAAGTCGGCCTTCACCAACATCGAGCAGCAATCGCTCGAGTTCGTGATTTACACCATGATGTCCTGGGCTGAGCGCTGGGAAGCCTCGGCCGAGACCGAGCTGATGCTCGAGGCCGATGGCGATGTTGACATCGAGTTCGACTTCACGCGGCTGCTGCGCGGCGACCAGGCGGCGCGCGGTGCGTTCTACCATTCGGGGATTACCGATGGATGGATGACCCGCGCAGATGCGCGCGACCGCGAGGGCCTCGAGCCATTGCCTGGACTGGAGAAGCCGCTTGTGCCGTTGAACATGTCTACGGTCGACGCCGACGGGAACATCGAGCAACCAGCTGGTGCTGCTAGCAATGCTGTTGACGCCGGCGCTGATGCTGGCGGCAATGCTGGCGATGCGGAATACTCGAAGACGGCAAACCCGCGCCTACAGGCCATGGTTCGAAGCAATGCGGCCAGGATGGCGCGGCGCATGGCAGGCGGCAGTTCGCTCACGCCAGATGCGCTCGCCGATGCGCTGGCGATCACGCCGGCAATGGCGGCTGCATGGCTCGGGTCCGGCAAGACGGGCAGCGAGCAGGAAATCACCGAATCTCTGATCGAGGTGGCGCTATGAAGCACGAACGGTACATCGCATGGTGCCTGTCCCAGCCCTGGGCGCTGATGCCCGAGCGCATGGCCGCCTACGCGCGTGCCTTGTCGATCAAGGTCGGCGCGGCCAATGAAATGCAGGCCATGGACCAGGAAGACGAGAATTCTGCTCGAGCGGCAACCGCGCGCGGCAAGAACAACACGCGCAGCGGTGCGATCGCTGTTGTCCCGGTCTACGGGACAATCGTGCAGCGCGCCAGCCAGCTCGATCTGTGCGAGAACGGCACGAGCACGCAGCAAATCAGCGCGGCGATCGCCGATGCGCTGGCAGACGACTCGGTCGCGCAAATCCTGCTCGATATCGATAGCCCTGGCGGCTCGGTTTACGGGGTCCAGGAGCTTGCCGCAGAGATTGCTGCAGCGCGCAAGCCGGTCGTGGCAATCGCCAATTCACTGGCCGCGAGCGCGGCCTACTGGATCGGCTCTGCAGCATCCGAGTTCCATGTCACGCCGGGCGGTCAGGTCGGCTCGATCGGCGTCTGGATGGCGCACCAGGACTGGGCGAAGGCGCTGGAAATGGATGGCATCAAGGTAACGCTGATCTCTGCTGGCGAATACAAGACCGAGGGCAACCCGTACCAGCCACTCGGGGAAGAGGCGCAGAAATTTATGCAGGCGCAGGTCGACGACTACTACGCCATGTTCACCAAGGGCGTGGCGAAGGGCCGGAAGGTCGGCATCGATGCCGTGCGCAACAACATGGGCAAGGGCCGCGTGTATGGCGCCGATCAGGCGCTGTCGGCTCAGATGGTCGACTCGGTCAGCACCTTCGACCAGGTCGTCGCTCGCATGCAGAAGAACATCAAGGCATCGGCGCCGCGCACGATGAGCGCGCAGGCTGCGATGCGTGAGATCGCTATTCGGGGCTAGTGCCAGCCCGAGCCCGCGGAGCCCGATGGCTCTGTAGGATCAGCCCGACGGCTGAGCCGGCACAACAATCGTTCGCCATCCTGGCGTTCACCACAACCCGGAGACACACCATGAGCAAGAAACTCCGCGAGCTGAACGCTCGCAAGGCGCAGCACGTCACGTCGATGCGCGCGATCGCCGACAAGGCTTTGGCCGACGGCAACCGCGATCTGACGCCGGACGAGGAAGAGGCATTCAACACCGAGAAGAAGGGCCTGGATGCCACCGTCGCCGCGATCGCGCGTGAGGAAACGCTGATCGAGGCCGAACGTAACATCGGCGCCACCCGCGTCGAGGACGTGCGCGCATCGGGCGGCGAGGACACCCTGATGCAGGATCCCAAGCGCGGCTTCAAGTCGCTTGGCGAGTTCGCGCAGGCTGTGCGGGTGTCGAAGGTCGGCGGCGCGATGGACGGTCGTCTGGCCGCTGCTGCTCCGTCATCGTTCGCCAACGAAGCCGACGGCGCCGATGGTGGCTTCGCCATTCCGCCGGCATTCTCGACCGACATCTGGAACATGTCGCTCGCCGAAGGCTCGCTGATCCCGATGACCGACAACACCGAGGTCACCGGCAACTCGATGGCGTTCCCGAAGGACGAGACCACGCCGTGGGGCGGCACCGGCATCCAGGTGGCATGGCAGGCGGAAGGCACCGCGGCAACGCCGACCAAGCCGGTCCTGGGCCTGGACACGCTGCGCCTGCACAAGATGATCGCGCTGGTTCCGATCACCGACGAGCTGATGGCCGATGCGCCGGCGCTCTCCGGCTATCTGAGCAACAACGTCCCGCCGAAGATCATGTACAAGGCGAACGAGGCGATTTTGTTCGGCACTGGCGTTGGCCAGCCGGCTGGCTGTCTCAACGCGGCCTCGCTGGTCGTGGTGGCCAAGGAAACCGGCCAGGCGAATGCGACGATCGTGCAGCCGAACATCTCCAAGATGCGCAGCCGCTTGCTGGTCGGCAATCTCAAGAACGCGGTCTGGGTGGGCAATCCCGACATCCTGCCGGCGCTCGAGAGTCTGGTCGTCGGTCAGATCCCGATCTTCCTGCCGCCTGGTACGGGCATCCGCGAGGCGTACAACGATGGCACGTTGAACGGGCGTCCGCTGATCTTGTCCGAGCACGCCAACGCGCTCGGCACGCAGTCGGATCTCTCGTTGATCGCTCTGAACGGCTACCGCACGATCACGAAGGCTGGCGGCATCGAGACGGCGACGTCGATGCACCTGTACTTCGATGCAGCCGTGACGGCGTTCCGCTTCATCTTCCGGATGGATGGCCAGCCGATCATGAAGGCTGCCGTGACGCCACCGGCCGGCAAGAGCACCAACACGCGCTCGTACTTCGTCACGCTCGGCGGCCGTCCGTAATCGGGCGTAAGCTGATCACCCTGCTATACGTCGGCCGCTTCGGCGGCCGGCGCCACCGCATCACCGCATTCCATTCAGAAGGAAAACGATCATGAACCCGAACACGAAAGGCTCGGAGCAGGCGGCACTGCTCGGCGTCATCGCACCGTCCAGCCAGGGCGCTGGCGCGCTGTCGACCGCATGGGTCGCCGCAAAGAACTTCCACCGCTTCCTAGCGATCATCCAGTCCGGCGTGCTCGGCGCGTCGGCTACGCTGGATGCGAAGCTGCAGCAGGCGACGGACGGCACTGGTACCGGCGTGAAGGACGTGACCGGCAAGTCGATCACGCAGTTCGTCAAGGCCAGCAACGACGGCAACCAGGCGCTGATCGACTGCTCTGCCGATGATCTGGACGTGGCGAACAGCTTCAACTTCCTGCGCTTGACCGTCACGGTCGGCACGGCGGCCAGTTTGTCGTCTGCAGTGCTGCTGGGCATGAGCCCGCGGTTTGCGCCGGCGTCGGACTTCAACCCGGTGACCGTCGTCCAGGTCGCTGGCTGATTCCGCCACCGAAACCCACGTAACTCCACGAAAAGGAGGGCGCCGGTCACCCCGGCGCCTTTTCAATGGGCCTGATCTGCATCAATCCACCCACCGCTGAGCCGTTCGACCTGGCCGAGGCGAAGCTTCAGGTCCGCGAGGACGTCGGGCTGGTCGACGAGGATTCGTTGCTGCGGGCCTTCATCGCTACGGCGCGCAACTATGCCGAGGACTTCACCCACAAACAATTCTGCGCGGCCAGCTACAAGCAGGTGCTGGATGCGTTCCCGTTCGCGCAGGCCTATGGCGGCGTGTACGGCGTTGCACATGCTCGACCTGGCAATGCGCTGTATCTCGAGCGCGGGCCGGTCCTGCAGGTGACATCGATCCAATATCTGGATCAAAGCCGGGTGGTGCAAACGCTTGATCCGACCTTGTACGTGGTCGATTATTCGTCCGATCCGGTCAAGATCACCCCCATTTTCGGCCAAATCTGGCCGATCCCGATGCCGCAAATCGGCTCGGTCTGGATCAATTTCTTGTGCGGCTATGCGGCTCCGCTCATCGCCGATGCCACCGCGAACACCATCCGGATCCAGAACTGGCCTGCTCTGGCCGTGAATGACATCATTCGCGTCTCGAATAGCGGTGGCGCATTGCCTGGCGGTCTGGCCGTCGGGACGGACTATTTCATAAAGTCGGTCGTCAGCTCTGGCGTCTACACGCTGGCTGCATCGATCGGCGGTACAACGATCGATCTGACCGACATCGGCACTGGCACAAGCTACGTTGGCATCATCCCGGAGAACCTGGTCGGCTGGATGCGCATTCGTTTCGGCGCGCTGACCGAAAACCGCGAAGAGGTCGCTATCCTTAGCCGCGGAAAGATCGAGCCACTACCGTATGTCGACCAGATGCTCATCATGCACAAGACCTGGCAATTCTGAGCCATGCCAAGCCTGCGCGCCGGCACGATGCGGCATCGGATCACGTTCCAGAACCGGGTCGAGACCCAGGACGCCAACACCGGTGCGCTGACCGAGACATGGACGGATGCGTTTACCTGCTGGGCCTCGATCGATCCGCTTAACGGCCGCGAGCTGATCGCCGCCGCTGCGGTGCAATCTGGCGTGACGCACTCGATCACTGTGCGGTATCGTGACGCCTTGGCTGTGCCTGCGGTGACTGCATCAATGCGGATCCTGTACGGCTCGCGCATTTTCAACATCAAGGCATCGATGAACGAGTCGGAAAGCCGGCACACCATTACCCTGCAGGCCGAAGAAGGCCTGACCACGTCGTAAGGAGAGCAACCATGAAAGTTCGCGCACTGAAAGGCTGGCACGGCGTCGAGACGATCGCGAAACCCGGCGATGAGCTCGAGGTATCGGAGAAGCACGGCAAGGACCTGATCGCATCGGGCCTGGCAGAGGCTGTCGCCGAGCAACAGAGCAAGCCGGCAGACGACGACCACGCATGATCGCCGAGACGCAGGTTCTGCATGGTCTGGAAGGGGTGCTCGCTGCACTCCAATCCCTGCCGCAGGAAATCGTATCGAAGAACGGTGGCGTGGTGCGTAAGGCGCTGCGCAAGGCCTCGTTGCCTGTTCGCGACCAGGCCAAGGCGAACGTGCAGCGCATCATCGCCGAAGATCATGGGCTTGATCCCACGCTTCCAGAGTCGACCGGCGCGTTGTTGCAGGCGATCGGTACGGTGAAAGCACGGAATCCGGAGGCGCAATTCGGCCCTGGATTCAAGGAGGCCTATATCGTGAAGGTGCGCAAGGCTCCGCGCGTGCGCAACATGACGCCGGCGCACTACGGCCGCGTGCTCGAGTTCGGCTCCGAGAAGGAGACGGCGCGGCCCTGGATGACGCCGGCATACTACGCCACGCGGCAGCTCGCCTTGGACACGTTCGTCGCCGCGATGACTGCAGGTGTTGCGGTGGCCATCCAGAAGGCTGCAGCGCTCGGCCGGACTGGCGCCTGATGGCTGGGATGCTGCCCAACGTCTTTGCGTTGCTGAAGGTCGCAGCGCCGGTTACGGCCATCATCGGCAGCCCGCCGCGTTGCTATCGCCACGGCCGGGCGCCGCAGGGCGTCATCGTGCCGTATGTCACGACCGAGGTCGTCGCTGGTGCACCGGAAAACACGCTGACGGGCGTACCGCCTGCTGACAGCTTCGGCGTGCGCGTCGACTGCTGGTCGAAGGATGACACCGAGGTCGAGACCCTGGCAGCTGCCGTACGCGATGCGGTCCAGGACTCGGCGCACATGATTGCGATCGTGGCCAATGACCGCGACGCCGTCACGAACATCTGTCGGCTATCCATGCAATACGAATTCTGGACCTCAAGGTCCTGATGCCCTGCCCGCGTGAGCGGGTCTTTTTCGTCCCGAGGAACCGACCATGACGACCGCAACGAAAACCCAAGGCACCGAGTTCTGGTGGGTGTCCGGACCGAGCGCAGTGACCAAGCTTACCCAGATCCCGAGTGCGCCATCGCCGATCGGCGGCCCACGGCCACAAATCCCGATCACGCACCTGGATTCGGTCGAGGAAGAGTTCGTCGGCGCGTTGCCGCAGCCGGCCAAGGCGACCTTCGAGGTCATCTACAACCCAGCCGATGCATCGCACCAGGCGCTGCTGGCGCTCAAGGGAACGGGCGCCGTGACACCGATGGCCATCGGTATGTCCGATGGCACCGTGGCACCGACAGCTGCGAGTAGCGCGTTCGTGACGACTGCTGTCGCGCGGACGTTCCACTACTTCAACGCCTACGTCGAGGATGCCCAGATGGGTCTGCCGGCGAATAACGTCACCAAGCTGGCTGTCACCCTGCAGCGCAGCGGCCCGACCACGACGGTCCTGCATACCTGATCCCGCGCGGCTCAGCCCGCGCTTCACCTCGAGGCTTTATGTCGAATCCACAGGAAGCACCTGTTGTTGCAACACGCGAGATCGATGTCCGCGGCGAGAAAGTCACATATCAATTCCGGGAGCTATCGGGCGAAGAGGCCGAGTCGATCTTCGATCTGTCCGATGCGGACGGGAACGTGAGCCGGGAGAAGCAGAAGGCTGTCCGGCGCCGCATGATCGCCACAACGGTCACGCGCGCCGATGGCTCTGCGCTGACGGTCGAGGATCTCGGCAAGATGCGCAATGTCTTGGTGAAGGCGCTCTATGACCAGGCCATGGAGTTCAACGGGCTCGGGGATAACGCGGCTGCCGAAGTAAAAAACGCCTAGCCGCCAAGTCCGACGCCTGGTTCTGGCATACCCTGGCGCTCGCACTTGGCGGTCGCAGCGTGCGCGAATGGAAGCGCACCATCTCGAAGCGTGAATACATCGAATGGGTCGAATACTTCCGCCAGCAGCCGTTCGATGATTTTCACCGATTCCATCGCCCGGCTGCTCTGGTCGCATCGGCCATGGCAGGATTCGAGCACGCCGACATTGAAATCCCGAAGATGCTCGAGTTCCTGCAGCCGAAGATCCAGGTCGACCTGTCTCCAGCCGATCTCGATGCTGCCTGGACAACGTTCGTCTCCATCTAGAGGCTCCAAATGACCACCGGCGTCGGCTCCGTCTCTGTAGACCTGAAAGCCAATACAGGCACATTCGAGACCGACTTCGCGCGTGCTGCGCGGCTGGCGAAGACACATTCGGAATCGATCGGCGCATCCACGATCGCGATCGGTGTTGCTCTGGGCGGCTTCATCACCCAGGCGGTTGAGAGCATCGCGCGCGCGGTCGAGAACGTCATTGCGACGGGTGCCCAGATCGAGCGGATGTCGCAGAAGACCGGTCTGAGCACGCAGGCGCTCTCGGCTCTGCGCGTGGCCGCGGTCGAGACCGGTCAGGACTTCGATCGGCTCGGCAAGGTCGTCACCAAGGTCGCCGGGATCCAGTTCGATGCAGCGTCTGGATCCAAGAAGGCGCAGGCCGAAATGCGCGCGTTCGGTATCACGGCCAAGGACACGGCCGATACGGCGCTCGACAAGCTGCTCCGCGGCTTCGGCGCATTGCCTGCGAACTTCGATCGTGCAGGCCTTGCGGTTAAGTTGTTCGGGCAGCGGCTCGGCACTGACTTCCTGCTGATCGCCGACCAAACCCAGGACGGCCTGAAGGGCCTGGAGGCGCATACCGACAGTCTTGGCCTGCTGATGGATGGCCCTGCTGCCAAGGCTGCGGAGGACTTCGAGAAGAATCTCGCCGATATCAAGCTGATCGTCGAGGGCCTGGCTGAAAAGGTGTTCGAAGCGCTCGCGCCATCACTGGTCAGTGCGACTGACGAGATGAAGAAATTCGGCGAGCAGAAGGCTGCTGCGCAAGAGATAGCCGATGTCCTGCAGGCCGTCGCAACTGTCGCCGGCAAGGTGTACGACGTCATCAAATACATCACCAATCAAATGGTGGTGCTTGGCGGCACTGCGTTGCTGATCTACGACAAGGTGACTGGTGGCAATACAAAGAGCGACTGGGCCGCTATGCATGGCGGAGCGGAAGGCTCACGCGATGCGTTGCGCGCGCTGGTGGGCAATGCACCGCCACCAGTGATCACGCATGCACCGGTGACCATTACCGAAACCGGGCAAACACCGGACAGCATGCTCCGGCTGACGGATCAGCAGGTCGAGGCGCAGAAGAAGCAGGAAGCGCTGATCAAGCAGCTCAATGTCGACCTTGGCGAGCACACGAAGAAGCAGAAGGACGACACGGCCGCCATTCGTGCTGCTACTGATGCAGCGATAGCTTTTCATGACAAGGTCAGCGAAGTTCAGGGACGAAATCAAAGCCCATACGAGCAAGCCGCTGCCACAGCACAAAAGGAATACGATCAACTCAAGAAAACCGCCGAAGCAGCCAATGCCCTTGCGGTCGGCAAGCACAAACTCGCCGGCGAGAATGGCGCGCTCAAGATCACCACGCAGGATTTGACGGTCGCGCAGAAGGCGTTCAACGATCGGCTTGCCGAAACTGCAGCCAACTTCAAGGCAGCTGATCTTGGACCGGTCACCGAAGAGGCGCACAACTACGCCGAAGCCTTGCGCATCCTGCGCCTCAATGAGCGCGACCTTGGCTATACGGCCAAGGAGACGGCCCTAGCAGAGGCCCTGCTGGCACGCGAGCACGAGCTCGCAGCGAAAGCAGCGAAAGACCAGCTGGATCCAGGCGCTGCGATCTTGCGCGACCTGACCGACCAGCTCAACCTGCTGCACATGAACAACGTCGAGCAGGCGACGTTCAACCAGCTGAAGAATCTTTCCATCGATGACCAGAAGAAGTGGCACGGTGCTGTGCTGGCTGCCAACCAGGCGCTCGAGGATCAGAACCGGATCATTCAGGTGCAGGACTCACTCCGCGGCGATGTGCAGTCGTTCTTTACCGACATCATGGATGGCAGCAAGTCGGCGAAGCAGGCGTTCAAGGACTTGGTGAATTCGATCGTTGCGGATATCTCGCGCATGGTGTCGCAAATGATCACCGCGCGCTTGTTCGGTCAGCAGGGCCAGTCCGGTGGTGGTTCGATGGGCGGCGGCATCTTCGGACTGCTCGGCAATCTTTTCGGCGGTGGTTCGAATGGATCCTTCGCAGCCAATGGGTTGCCTGGCAGCGCGAAGGGCAATATCTTCGACAGCGGCAACATCGTCCCGTTCGCGCGCGGTGGCGTGGTCAGCCAACCGACCATGTTCCCGATGGCCAATGGCATGGGAATCATGGGCGAGGGTGGAAATCCGGAGGGCGTGCTGCCGCTCAAGCGAGACAGAAGCGGCAACCTGGGCGTGATCGTTGCAAACGGAGGCGGTGGCGTGGTTCAGAATATTTACGTGCAGGGAACCGTCAACCAGCGTACTGCGCAGCAGATTCAGCAGGAGGCAGCTGTGAAGCAGCGTCGTGCCGTGGGGCGCAACGCATGAGCATCTTGGCAGTCGAGCTCACCCCGAAGACCACGTTCGGTTTCGTCGGCGGACCCGAATTCTCGACACGCATCTCGACGTTGCGCAACTCGCACGAGCGGCGTAATGCGAACTGGGCGCAGGCCCGGCATCGCTGGACGGCCCCGTTCCAGAACATCACCGATACCGAGGCCCGCGATATCTTGCGGGTGTTCAATGCCTGCCATGGCATGACGTTCGGATTCTTGTTCAAGGACTTCCTTGATTTCCAGGCCACGGTTGAGCCGCTAGGCAATGCCCCGAGCGGCTCGGCTCCGGTGCAGCTGATCAAGACGTCGACGGCTGGGTCGCAATCCTACGTACGCACCATTACCAAGCCCGTCGCTTCCGGCTTCACGCTCTACCAGACGGCGATCGCCAAGACCGGTACGCTCGACACCACCACCGGCTTGTTCACGCCAACCACTGCCTGGACGGCTGGGCAGCCGCTGACCTGGACTGGCGAATTCCGTGTGCCGGTGCGCTTCGCTGCAGACTGGCTGCCATTCTCGATCGACAACAAGCGCGGGACGGTCGATTTTGCCGTGAACGGCTCTGTCGACGTCATCGAGGTTTTCGGTGAATGAAGACGATCGAAATCCAGCTGCTGGACCACAAGAAGCTGGCCAGCACAACACTGACCGACCTGCTGCTGGTCGGGCCACTTCCGGATGCCAGCTATCGTGGTTTCACCCAGCTGACGCAGGACATGGTCTACGATGACGCCGATGTCGCCGGCAGCATCACCTACTACGCGCACACTGGCCTGCAGATGGCCGCAATTGCCACATCCGACGACCTGGGTGTCGACAACTCCGAAGCGCAGACGCTGTTCCCGATTGCGTCCTACTTGCTGGAAGGCTTCACGCAGGCCCAGATCGATGCTGGCGCGCTGGACAAGACGCCGTTCGTCGTTTATCGGGTCAACTACAAGGATCTGACGGCTGGTCGCCATGAAGTCATGGCCAGCGGCACGATCGGCGAGCAGACCAACCAATTCGACCAAGTCGCGATCCTCGAGCTGCGCAGCCTGCAGCAGCAACTTGGGCAGTCGATCGGTGAGCTCGATTCGATCACTTGCCGCGCGACCTTCGGCAGCCAGCCAATCGGCACCGGTGGCGGGGTCGTCGAGGAACGCTTTCCGTGCGGCTTCGATCTGACGTCCGAATGGGTCAGCGGCACTGTGACGTCGCTTGGCTCTGAACACGACCGCGAGTTTAACGATACCGCGCTCGCAATCTCACAACCGACGGCCGACTATTTCGCGCCGGGCATGGTGGAAATGATCACCGGTGACAACGCCGGCATCGAGCGCGAGGTCGATTCCTACACGGCCGGTGCCGTCGGGATGCAGTTCGCCTTCCCGGCGGTGATCCAGGTCGGCGATACCTACCGCATCCGGCGCGACTGTACGAAGAACAAGGACGGCCACAATTCCTGCAAAGGCACGTTCTGGCTGACCAGCTGGGCTCTGCACTTCCGCGGCGAGCCCGCGA